CTTAGCCCTCTTGAGGCGCGAGGATGGTCAGATGCTTAGGGTTTATAAGGCGCGTACGGGGAACACCGAACATGGTCTCTATCTGGACGATATGGGGGACGGGCACGCAACCCCGCTTTACCCAACGGGAAACAGCCTGTTGCGATATACCTAGCTTGCGGGCTAATGCGCCCTGACCGCCTGCTGCGAGAATCGCGTCGGCTATCCCTGTTGTCGATATTTCTGACATTTGTTTTTACCTCGGTTGTGGATTTCCAAAGCATACGCGTGTCTATCAACTAATTCTACCTTGTGTTGTGAGTTATCTAAAAATAAAGGCACCCGTAGGTGCCTGTCTTTCAAGCCTGTTAAGCGAAGTTAGGCTCTGCCAGAACGGATGCGTATTTCGGGTTCATAAGGTCGGCCCGTGGGATGCCATAAAGCGATTCGAACTCCGGTATCCGGTTCAACGGAACGTAACCTTGATCCGCCCACTGCTGGACAGCTTGGGTAGAAACGCCGACGCGCTTGGCGATATCTGCGAAGCTGCCCTCAATCAGAACAGCCCGAAGTAAACCGTTGTAGGAGCGCGCTGTGTAGAGAATTTGCATAAGCTTACCGGAGGCATTCTTTGCGAGGGCCTCTTCAATCAATACCGTCATGCGCGGATCTTCGATTTCACCCGCAGAGATATTAGCGCCGAATACCTGATCCGCCTGTTGCAAAGACTCGATCCCTAGCTTAGCCGCTTCCAGGCGGATAGTAGCCGCAGCCTCCTCGGTTTTTACGCCTTTGAATGCCAGTCGAACAGCTGTGTGCGCGATGGCCCGGAGGACGCTGCTGTCGCGGAATTTTGATTCAAGCTTTTTGCGAGTTGCCATTGAGGAGCCTCAGTTGTGTGGGGATTGGCTCGCATAATAGAGTTGATTTAGGTTTAAGACAAGCATTACCGTTCGTCAAATGCTTGTAGACAACTCAAGTGAACGCTTGTAATCTACAACCACTGAAACGCAAAACACAACGGAGCAAGACGAGATGACCATCAACAAAATCAAAGTACGCTTCATGGGCAAAACCGAAATGATGTTCCAAGTTTGCAAGGGCGACGAAGTGGTTCAGGTACTTTGCACCGAGCAAGAAGCCCAAGCATGGATCGACGCCCAGTAATGGGCGTCACCTACGACGCGCAGGTGGCAGCCGATAAGGAATGCCGCCGTTTGTGCAAGCAAGCCAAAGAACAAGGCGGCACTGTCCCCTTCAGCCTTAGCCGAATGATCGATGCCAAGGTTCCGCTTTCAACGATTCGCAAGGTGCTCCGATGAAACCCAAGAAGCTTGTAAGTATGACCCTCGCCGAGAAGATCCAGTATCAAACATCGGATTACTTGGAGCTGACCTGCGGTTGGCTCGGCGCGACACCTGATATGCCGGGCGGCTGCGAAACCGTGGCGCGCTTTTCGTTGGGCAAGAAACGCCGACTGATCAATACCGACCTTCTCGATGAACTGGTCGTGAAGGCCGAACACCATGCCCAGCTATTAGAAGCGGCGATACAAGCTCGTGGCGTCCTTCGCACCGTGCTAGGTGAAGAGACCGACGCAACGGCTATCGGCGTACTCGAGCGCCGCATACAAACCCTGACCAACGCTATCGGAGAGTCAAAATGAAACGCCTTCTCGCCGCACTCGCAATCGTCACCCTCTCCGGTTGCTCGACGATTATGAACGACCGTATGACCGACGTGCAGGTCACGTCCGAGCCATCGGGTCAGCACTTCAGCATTACCGACGAAGATGGTCAGCCAGTCGCTACAGGCGTCACGCCGGCTCACGTCACCCTGGACGCTGCGGCAGGGTTCTTCGACGGGCAGACCTACCAGGTTGCATACGACAAAGGCCCGACCGTGGAACTCGACTCGCGCACCACTGGCTGGTACTGGGTCGGCTTCTGCATCACCGTAGTGTCGGGCCTGATCGTTGACCCGCTGACCGGCGATATGTTTTCGCTTCCTGATAACGTGAACGGGACTTATTGAAATGCATAAGTGCTACTTGGTCGAAGGCAAAGACAATCATGTCATCTACGCTATTTTCCACAGCGAGGAGGACGCCAAGCTCCATCAGCAAAGCGTAGTGGTGCCGACTCGTGTAGTTGAACGTAGCTTGTTCACCGGGCAAGCCAACTATCCGGGGTTCAACAAATGAAAAAGCGCCCAGCTAAACCCAAGATGCCCAAAGTCAACACCAGCGACTGCGCCAAAGGTCAGATGCACGAGCCCGCGGCACAGCGATACGTGAAAACCATGCCGGGAGGATTTATAGCGTGAACGAATTCCCATACAAAGCTTGGCGTATTACGCCGTCATTTTTCATCGAAGAAATCACCCTCGTTTCTTCAACCCGCTACGGTTCACACGTTTCGGATAAGGGCAAGTGGTACGCGCCTTTAGGCGACCTGTTCGACACCAAAGACGCGGCGAAGCACACCGCCTTGCGTCGCCTTGAAGACCGCCGGGAGAAAGCCCAGAAGACGCTGGACGCCATGCCAAAGCTTCTCGGGAACGTGGAGAAATGACCCTCCAATGCCCAAAGTGCGGTAACCCGGACGTGATACGCATGAGCAGCCTACGCATTATTCACTGCCCGGATTGCCATACCGAATCACCCTGGCCGTTGAAGGACGGCCAGAAGCCCCTTGTGAATTCTAATCGTGGAGATCGGAAGAAATGAAATCAGCGACACAAGCAAAGATCATTTTCGCGATTCAAGTGCTCGGGCCTTTTATCGCTATCGGCATTGCTTATCTGATGAAACCCTAACCGTTCGTCGGACCTACAAGCAATCGCAAGTTTCGTGTTGTATAGTTGCGTCACACAAATGCGGACAGGAGAAGGGAAATGACGGAGTTGAAGAAAGGCGACTACGTACTCGCGACAAAGTATTCCGACGGCGACGCTCGCGATCATTGGTGCGTCGGTTTTTATGATGGAGAATCCCGGGACAGGCATTTTGTAGTTGACAGTTCGGGGAACAGTTTTCGCGCCAGCGGCTTTCGTCGAGTGAAGAAGATCACCACAACCCGCGGCAAATGGCTGTTGGATAGCTCCCAAAGCATAGAGCTATCCGGCAAATCCGTTTGGGCTTGGCTTCGTGCTCCTATGCAGAGTAAAGGCCTTCAATCGTGAACCGCTTCAAGCCCAATCAGACCGTTCGCATTAACGACACGCAGAGCGAGTACCACAAGTGCCTGGCGCGTGTCGTGAAGGTCGGCCAGAAGAGCTACGACGTGGCCGTAGGGCCTACCACCATGCGCGTCGTCCCCGAACAACTGCTAGGAGTACGCAGACCATGAAAGTTTATCTGGTGAAAAGCAACGCGACAGGTGAAGTTCTCACCATTTTCCACAGCGCTGAAGATGCCAAGATGCATCAGTCCTCTTGCTCGCTATCTACGATGGTGACTGAGCGTACGGTCTTTACGGGGCAAGCTAATAACCCTGGCTTCAACCGGTAAAGGAGAACCAAGATGAAACCCAACAAAACCATTCATCAACGCCCGTGGTGCCCGATGGGTTTCATTACCCATAGCGGTCTGCTACTGAGCCCTTCGCATGTCGCCCACGTCTGCCCCTACGAGGAGCAGGAGGCGGCCCGCATTACCACCAAGATCATTAACCGGATGATGAAGCCATGACTGATATGGACTGGAGCAAGGCGCCGGAAGGGACTACGCACTACGGTCCGCCGACTGAAAATTATTTCGGCAATTGGTTCCAAGCCCACTTGTGCGGATGGTCGATATTCTACGAAAACAGATGGGTAAACGTCGGGGAAATACAGAAGGAACGTTTTGATAGCCTTGTATTTCGACCAACCCAATGGGGACCTTACACCACGGTTGAAGCAGCACCGCAACCCTGGTCCGGCGAAGACGGTTCGCTGCCGCCAGTCGGCCTTAAATGCGAAACGCTCTGGAGCAGCACAACGGGTGAGTATGGGACTGCGCTGATACTGGCGCATGACGAAAATAGAGCCGTGTACCGGTTGACATCAGGGGAGCGCAAAGGCGAGTACGGGTCGGACGTACAGCACACAAACTTCGGCGAACACCTACCGATATTTCGCCCCATCCGTACCGCCGAGCAGATCGCGGCCGAAGAGCGTATGTCCTGTGCGAAGGAGTTTCACACCCTGGTTTGCCCTGAAGGCAAATGGCACAAGCTCAATGAAGATGCTCGAGAATCCTGGGCATCCATCTACGACGCCGGATACCGCAAGGTGCAACCGTGAGCGAGTTCGCCGCGACCATGGGCACTGCGCATTACACCGACGCGCAGAACCGTATGATCCTGAGCGCCGTCCTGCCGAACCGGGTCATTGCTGAACGCTTGGGCAAGTCGGTGCGTCAGATCCAGCGGCAACGTGCGTTCCTCAAGACGCAGGAGGCTAAAGGCGATGAACACTGAAGCACAGATTAAGGAGTGGGCCGAAGCCGGCTGGACGCGCGGTGACGTCGCCCAGGTTCTCGGGCTGACTCTGACCAAGCTCTACTACTACCAGAAGATGATCGGCTACAAGTGGCCGAAGGGTCGGTCCATAGGGCAGCGTCAGTACCAGCGCGATCGCAAACCCCGGGGCAACCCTGAGCGCGCCGCAGCCATGCAGGCAGCCAGCGTAGCGGCGAGGCCCCATTACACGGTCAACGGGGTGTACGGAACGCTGCACCACCTAGCTAAAACTATCGGCGTCGTAGCCTACGAAAACGTTCGTCTCCGTGTTCGTTTTGGGATGAGTGTTGAAGAAGCACTCTTAACGCCGGCGCAGCCCGGCTCGAAAAGATGGGGAGAGAAAAGATGATTAAGGACAAAACGATTGACGAGGCGCTGATCGAGATCATGCGCACCAAGAAAGCGCTTGAAGCGTTGCGCCGGGCGCGGAAGGGTACACCGATGTTCGTCGGTACCGAGTGTATCCCCCGTGGTTGGAGCGCACGAGATCAGACCAAAGAACACGCAGCGACTTTGCGTTCGTCGATGGATCTCACCCGCCTATTGGCCAAGCTGAGGGGCGGGCGATGAAATCCAAATTTACGTCGCCCATCGGGCGCACCCTAGAAACAATTCTTGTAGCGGCCAAGAAGCTGCTCCGGCCGAACAGCATAGCAATGCAACGGCAGCTTCGCAGCGCCACGAAGTATCCGGAAAAGTGGTTCACTAAAAAGCTAGGCGAAGGCCTTCCGCAGAACGAGGACGGCCAGTGGTCTAGCCCTGAGACGACGGCCAAGTACAAAGCGGAATTCGAACGCATTAACCACTTCCGTAAATAGCTACAAGTATTAGCAACTAAACCACTTGACATACCTTGTGCCGCTCTCTACCATCCGCGGCACACCTTAACCGAAAAGGAACTTGCAACATGTCGATCGAAGCCCTCATCCGAAGCTTCGTTACGCTGATCCGGCATGTCTTTCTCCCTCCATACCTTGGCATGGCACCGAAGCGCCGCCGGCATTCCTGATGGTGATAAAAATGCGTGGGCCATTATCGTAGCCCTCGTTCCTGAAGTTCATCCTCAGAAAGGCCTTCTTCCCACCTGGCGGCGTCTTCCATTGCATCCAGCAATTCGCAGTTATTGTAGGAATTAATTACGCGATCCGCGTAATCGCCTTTCTGCATGTCTTCCTGCGAGGCGCCGAGTTCAACCCAAGCGCGAAGCAAATCGAGTGCTTTGACCATGGCTTAGCCCTCAAGCGCTTGCAGATCGGCGTAAACCGCCTCCAGCTTGGCCTGGTCGTTCACGGTGCTGAAGTCGTCTTCTTTGTCCAAGAGCACCTTCAAGTTGGCGATACCGTGCTTGGTGTTGAGCGCCTTGATTTCTTCACGCTTACCGCCGCCGGCCAGTTTCAAAACGAGGGCGCGGACGGTTTCGTAGGAAACGGCGTCGAGCTTCGACTCGTCAAAATCAGTATCGATTTTTTCGAGTACGTCAGGCTTCGGTTCTTCTTTCTTCTGCTCAACCTTGGCCCGAGCATTTTCGGCTTTCTCTGCCTTGGGTTTCTCTTCCGACTTCGCAGGAGTGCGTCCGGCAAGGGATAGGGTCAACAGCTGGACGGCTTCGGTGTTCGCGAGCAGCGCTTCGGTATGGGCTTGGATGAGGGCTTCGATCGACATGTTGC